CTCGAGTCCGGCTTCCTCACGATCGACGAGATCCGCGCCGACTTCGAGAACCGTCCTCCGATCGGCGCCCCGGAGACGACGACCGAAGAATCCACTAATCAAGAACCGTTAGACGAATAGGATAAAGCTATGACTTTAGAGACGAGACGATTCGACTCCGAGCTCGAGATCCGGGCCGAGGGCGACGGTCGGACGATATGCGGAATCTGTGTACCTTATGATCGCGAAACACGCATCCATCCCGGCCTAGTCGAGGTCTTCCGTATGGGCGCGTTCGAGGCCGTTACACGCGCCGCGCACCGCGTAAAGCTTCTGCAAGGCCACGATCAGCAAGTCCTACCGCTCGGCAAGGCGACGACGCTACGCGAAGACAAGAAAGGACTTTATGGGGAGTTTAGGATCTCCAAGACCGACGTCGGCGATCAAGCCCTCGAGCTCGTGCGGGACGGAGTCTTGACGAATCTTTCGATCGGCTTTCAACCGTTGAAAGACCGCAAAACGGAGAACGGCATAGTCGAAAGAATCAAGGCCCATCTCGCCGAAGTGTCTCTAGTTACGTTCGGCGCCTACGGCGAAGCCGCATCCGTCGAGTCGATCCGCGAAGTCATCGAGAAACCGAACCTCGCGCAACTCGAGAACATCCTCGCCAAAATAAGAAAATAGACCGATGCCCTACAGCATCGCGACGGATCACCCAGAATGTCGCGACGGTTACGCCGTCGTCAAGGACTCCGACGGGAGCCTCGTCTATTGCCACAAAACTAGACGCGAAGCTAAAGCCCAGATCGTCGCGCTAAACATCTCGGAGAACGTGCGGGCGCTCCCACAAAACTATCGTCCCTCTTCGAGCGATGACGTCCCGGAGGGTAGACGGTGCTCGAATTGCGTCTACTACTCGGGCGGATATTGCACTCTCTGGGCCGCCGATGTAATGGCCTCGTACTATTGCAACCGATGGAAAGGCCGCGGAGAAACGTCCGGCTCGTATCGCGCCGACGCCCCGGCGCCGGCAGAGGACCAGATCAAGGGAAGCGCCAAGAACGAACCCGGTTCGGCGTCCGGCAAAACGGGCGATATCGAGATCTCGGCCGCGACCGAAAAAACTTTACAGATCAAAGCGGCGACACATAACGACGCGATGAAGAAAGCGGACCGTCCGACTTGGACCCGCGTCCGGGTCGGAGCTCTACGAGCGGTCTATCGGCGCGGCACCGGGGCCTATTCGACTTCGCATCGCCCGGGTATCGGACGCCAACAATGGGCGCTCGCCCGCGTGAACGCCTTTCTTTATCTCGCCCGGGTAGGTCGGCCCCAGAACGCGAAGTATGTCGGCGACAACGATCTCCTCGACCCGGATCATCCGAAGTATCCAAAACCCGAAGACCGCGCCGAAACGTATAAATCGACCCAAGAAATGAAAGCGGAAGCTCGACGCGGCCTCGAATGGCGTCGGATCTACGGACGCGGAGGGACCGCTATCGGCGTGGCGCGAGCCCGCGACATAATAAACGGGGCGCTACCCTACGAGACCGTTCTTCGGATGCGATCATTCTTCGCGAGACACGAGATCGACAAGAAAGGACGCGGCTTCACGCCGGACGAGGACGGCTATCCGTCGGCCGGTCGGATAGCTTGGGCGCTTTGGGGAGGCGACCCGGGCAAGACTTGGGCCGATCGAATCGTCGAATCCGCCGCCGAGTAATCCTTGCATCCCGTTACACTTAGGCGCTACACTTCAACCGACGACACCTCTAGAAGCTGAGACGCACCTCGACCAGATCGACACCCGTCAGCGAGTGGACTAGACACCTCGAAACCGTAACGACCAAAAGGATCTAGAAATGACTTTCTTAACACAACTCCAAGAGAAGCGAAACGCGAAGAACGAACTCATCGACGCGACACTCAACCGCGCCGCCGAAGAGGATCGCGACCTTAACGAAATCGAAGTCGCGAACGTCTCCGCTCTCGCCCTCGAGATCGAGAAACTCGACGCCCGCATCGTGCAGATCGCCGAGATCGAGACCCGCAAAGTCGCCGCTCAAGAACTCGCCAAGCGAGTAGAGCCCGTCTCGACGACCGTTCAGCCGGTCGGCGGATGGAAAGTAACGGCCGAAGAGCCGACCTATCACGCTCGCGGATCGTTCTCATTCTTGGCCGACGCGATCGCCTCAGAGTTCTCCCGCGACTTTGACGCCGCCGAGAGAATCGCCCGCTATAACCGTGAAGTCAAGCTTGAGAAGCGCGACGTCGGGACTGCCGCGTTCGCCGGTCTCGTAGTGCCTCAGTTTCTCGTCGATCTTTACGCTCCTCTCGCCCGAGCGGGCCGTCCGGTCGCCGACATCTGCCGAAAGCACGTCCTACCGGCTCAAGGTATGACGGTGAACATCTCCAAAGTTACGACCGGGACCGGCGTCGATTATCAGGCCGCCGAAAACGACACCGCGACGGAGACGAACATCGACGACACGCTCCTTACCGTGAACGTGAACACGATCTCGGGGATGCAAGACGTATCGAAGCAAGCGATCCTCCGGGGCGCGAACATCGAGGAAGTCGTCCTCGCGGACCTTATCTCGGCTTACAATACGAAACTCGACTTCGGCGTCATTAGCGGCTCCGGATCAAACGGTCAGCCGACCGGAATCGAAAACGCTTTCACCGAAGTAGTCGGTTACACCGACGCGAGTCCGACGGTCGCCGAGCTCTATCCGAAGATCGTGGACGCGATCCAGAGAGTTCAGTCGAACGTCTTCGCGGGTCCGTCGCATATCATTATGCACCCTCGACGCCTCGGCTTTCTCTTGGCCGGCGTGGACTCGACGGGTCGCCCGCTCGTAGTACCTAACGCGAACGGCCCGATGAACGCGACGGGTACTTTCTCCGGTCTCGGCTACGGCCAGAGCGGTCAATATTCGATGCTCGGACTCCCGATCATCACGGACGGAAACGTGCGGACCAACGCCGGAGCCGGCGCCAACGAAGACCAGATCTTCGTCGTCAGCGCCGACGAAATGCACCTCTGGGAAGCGCCAAGTCAGCCGACATTCGTCCGATTCGAGCAACCGGACGGCAAGGTCGCGATCCGTATCGTGCTCTTTGGCTTCTCGGCCTTTACCGCTCAAAGACGACAGCTCGCGGGCGCCCGCATCGCGGGAACCGGTCTCGTAACGCCGACGTTCTAAAGTCTTCCCGCCGGTCGCCTAGCTCCTTGTGCGGCCGGCGGGGATCTTTAACGCTCCGATATGTCTACGGCTCAACTCTCCAACTATCGCGACGGCTTGAAGATCGAGCTCGCGGGCTACGAGAAAGCCGGCAAGAAAGAACGCGCCGAAGCGGTGCGAAAAGAACTCTCTCGAGTCGATAGTCTCCTTTCGACGGGATCACCTCGACTATCGACCGGGAGGGTATCCGACGACGCGCCCATCGTGGAAGTAGAATCCAAGCCGAAAAAGGTATCGAAAAAGAAGAAAGGCTAGGACGTGGCGATCTCCAACGGTTATACGAATCTCGCCACTTTTCAGAGCTATACGGGGATGACGACCGTAACGGCCGACGAGACTACGAACATCGAGAAAGCGATCGAGTCGGCGTCCCGATCCATAGACCGGATGACGAATCGCCGTTTTTACGCCGACGCTAACGCTACGGCCCGCAAATATCGGGCCACGGACTTCTACCGTCTTTTCACCGACGATATCTCTTCGACGACCGGCCTCGTCGTCGCGCTCGACACCGGCGGAGACGGCACGTTCGAGACGACGCTCACATTCGACACCGACTACATCCTCGACCCGATCAACGCCCCGCAACTCGAGCGGCCTTTCACCGTCGTAACGATGGTCGGCACTACCCTCTTCCCGTCGCCGATAAATCTTCGTCCCGGCGTACAAGTAACCGCTAAATATGGATGGTATCTCGGGACGCCCCCGGACGACATAGAGGAAGCTTGTCTCATCCTTTCGACCGACCTCGTGAAACGCGCTTCGAGCGTCGGCGGAGTTCTCGGCCTTTCGGAGCTTGGCGCTATCCGGATGAGCCCGCTCGGACGCGACGTCCTTGCGATGGTCCGACCGTATAGGCGCAAAGTCCTCGCCTAATGGTCCCGTCCGACGTCCGCGACGGCATCAAGACCGCGATAAACATCACGGGCCTCCGCGTCTACGACACCATCCCGGACGGTCTCGTCCCTCCGGCCCTCGTGATCGGTCAGCTCTCCCTAACTTGGGACTACGTCCTAGCTTCGACGCTCGACACCGCGACGATCGACCTAATCCTTATCACGGGCAGAATGTCGGAAAGATCGGCCCAAGACTACCTAGACGGCTTCCTCGCCGCTTCGGGCGCGTCGAGCATCAAAGCGAAACTAGACGCCGCGAAGACGCTCCCGAAAAGCGGGACGGCGACGGTCTCGACGTCGAGAGTCGTTTCGGCGGTCCCCGTTTCGGTTAGTGTTAGCGGCGTGGAAATGCTCTCGTACCGTTACACGATGGAGCTCTTCGGATAATGGCCGACTACGTCATCGTCTCCGGGCGTCTACGCGGCTTCAAGCCGGGCGACGTCGTCTCGGACGCCGATCTTCTGGCCGCCGGGATCATCCCCGCGAAGAATCTCGCCCTCGGCTCGATCAAAGAGAAACAAAACACCAAAGCATCGCGCAAGTATGCTAAACCTATAGAAGAAGAAACGGAGTAGACTCTCAACTATGGCCACAGTAACGCAACTCGGAAAAGCGACCGTCTTCACGGTCGGCGGCACCGACTTTAACGATCAACTTGTCTCTCTCGAGATGACGAAAACGGCGCCCGCTCTCGATGCGACGACGCTCGCCTCGACGTCCGAGACGTTCACGGCCGGGCTCCCGACCGCCGAAACGACGTTCACTCTCCTCGGATCTTTCGCGACCTCGGAGGCGATCCAATTCGCGTTCGGCGACGTAGGCACCACTACGACGATCGTCTTCGAGCCTCTCGCGGCCGCTCCCGGTGCGAGCTCGCCCCGCTATACCCACACCGACGGCTATTTGGCCTCGGCCCCGATCGTGGTGAACGTGAATGAGCTCGTCCAGATAAGTTTGACCTACACCGGCGGAAACATCACCCAAGCGGTCTCGTAGTCCGACGTGCTCAAGATTCGCCTCACGGTCGAGCGGCGCGACGGTCAAAGTCAAGAACTCGACGTATATCCGCCGGCGATCATCGGCTTCGAGCGATGGGCGAAGTGCGGCATCTCTCAGGCGTTCACGGGCGCCGATACGAAGATGGAGCACCTCTACTATCTGGCGTGGCTCGCGGATCGCGACAACGGCAACGTAGTCAAGCCTTTCGACGAGTGGGTGAAGTCGGTCGCCGACGTGGAGATCTCCACTAGCCCAAAAGAATAATCCGGGCATCGTTCAGCGAATATATCGCCGAGCTCGCCATCGAGACGGGCATCGCGCCAAACGAGCTAATTTCGACACCGGAGCCGATCCTCGACCTAATCTATGAGGGCCTCGTCCGACGTGCGAAAGAGGCGAAAGCGAAAGCGAGACGTAAATAATGGCGAGCGGCACATTCGGCTTCCGGGCGAACCCGACGGAAGCGGTGAAGATCGAGGGACTCTCGAAAGTCCAGAGACAACTAAGAAAATTATCGTCGGACGCCCTCGACTTAAATAAGGCCGAGTTTTTGGAGACGAACAAGAAAGTCGCGGAGATCATTATCGGCGAATCAAAGAAGTACGTCCCGGTCCTTACCGGGGCGCTCGCCGAAACGGTGAGAAACGTCTCGACGAAGAAAAGCGCGAAAGTTCGCGCCGGTAACGTCGGAGTGCCTTACGCCGGTCCGATTCATTTCGGATGGCCGTCGCGCCGCATAAAGCCGAATCCGTTTTTCTATGACGCGATCGACCGGCGCCGCTCCGAGGTCGCGAGCCGGTACGCCGATCTCATCGACGCCCTGACGTCCAAGTACGATCTACAATAAAGCTTATGGCTAAACCGATTACAGTCTCGATAGTCGGCAACGCCGGCCCTCTCAAAAAAACGCTTCAAGAAGCCGACGGCGCTCTCGGGAAGTTCGGGTCGTCTATCGGCAAGATGGGCAAGATCGCCGCTGTCGGATTTGCGGCCGCCGGGGCGGCCGCCGGAGCGTTCGCTGTAAGCGCCATTCGGGGCGCTGAAGCGGCACGAGTCGCCGACGATCGTCTCGCGCAAGTTAATAAGTCGATGAACCTCTTCGGGGAGTCGACGGCGGCAGTTACGAGTCGACTGCAGAAGCTCGCCGACGCGCAAGAGTTCGAGTTAGGCGTTACCGCCGAAACGATCAAGGCAACGCAGGCGAAACTCC